GGCAACCTGGTGAAAGAAGCCATGGATCGCGGCGCTACAGACGTGCTCGCGGCTGAAGTTGAGCCACGGCTAAGGGCCATCCTCGCGGCAATCCCTGGCTGCCAGTTGATCGGCGGCGATTGGCTACAGGTTCAGGCAGAGCAGATTAGCCATGCGGATGTGATCGCAATGAATCCGCCGTTTAGCGCAGATGAGCATCATATTCTTCACGCCTGGAAGATTGCGCCGCCCGGTTGTGAAATCGTAAGTCTATGTAACTGGTCAACAATTAACGAAAGTCGTCATAATTTTCGCGCTTGTCGAGAGCTGCGCGTACTAATCAATGATTATGGAAGTCGCTTAAATTTAGGGCCAGTATTTGAAAATGCCGAGCGCACAACTCGTTGCGAGATTGGCATGGTTCGTTTAATAAAACCTGGGCGGCGATCTTCTGGCGGCGATGAATTTGAAGGTTTTTTTCTGGGGCCTGATGAAATAGAAGCGCAAGGAGAAGGGATTATCCCTTATCGTCGCTCAAGGGATCTAGTTAATAGATATGTTGAGGCTTGCAAAATTTATGATCAACAATTAGAAGCTGGTGTGCGACTACAGGCTCAAATAGGCGGTATTTACAAGGGTGAGCTAGGAATTCAAATCACTCTTGATGGATGTGCGCCTTCGCGATCACGATTCCGAAAGGAATTACAAAAAGACTTCTGGAAGTCTGTGATTGCTGAGATGCTGCCTCGTGAAAAGGCTACCAGTCAACTGCAGGGTGATATAAACAAATTTGTTGAACAACAAGAGCAGGTGCCATTTACAGAGAGAAATTTATTTAGAATGCTATGTATTATCGCGGGGACCACCGATCAGCGAATTGATCGAGCTATTGAAGCAGTATTTGATAATTTAACAAAACACATAAAAGATAATCGCTGGCAAGTAGAGGGATGGGCAACCAATGAACAGTATTTATTTGGTCAAAAATTTATCATACCTGATGCAGCCACGCCTCATATCATGGGCGCAGGGGTTTGCTTTAGTCGCCATAGCGATGCGGGTCGAAGTGTAGATGATTTGATCAAAGCGCTCTGTTATATTACCGGACGAAAATATGAAGAAATGGAAAAACCTGAATGTGGATTTGATCGCCTTGCGCCAGGCGGCTTGTATGACTGGGGATTTTTTGAGTTTAAGCTATTCAAAAAAGGTACTGGACATTTTAAGTTCAAAGATTTAGAAGATTGGGCACGGTTAAATGCAAGGATTGCCAAAATCAAAGGTCTTGTATTACCAGAACAAATCAAGTCACAGAAAAAACGCAAAAATTAAAACGACTAACCTCACAACATAAAATCTTTTGCTCTAAGCTGATTATCTTTGCTTTTTGCAGCGATGATCAGCTTAGATCTTTGGTGTTTTGTGGAAGAAATGCTTCCGATCATTCAAGAAATTGAGCGCATTGAAGCCATGGCAGCCCAAGACCCTGACGAGCCTGGCCTATCAGATATAAGCAAGCCTAAACAATAGCGCTATGGCTTGTGCGGTGCTATAATTCTATTGTCCGCTCCCAACTTTTTATCATGAGCGCATTGACTGGATCTGAACTGTTGACCGCAGTGAAGAAGCTCGAAAATGAAGGCCTTGGCCAGACTGAGATTGCTCGCCAGACTGGCTATGTGACCACAAAGGGCGATGGCACCGAACGAGCCAGGGTGAATGCTTTTCTGGAGGCTTTGCTGGAGGCGAAGGGTATTTCCCTCGGCGGGAAGAAAAAATCTCCCGGACGATCGCTAACATTCCGCACTCAGGTGCAATTTAATGGCAACCTGATGATCGGCGGCGCTTATACGCGCCAAGCCGGCTTTAATCCTGGCGACAGCTTTGAGATCATCGTGGGAAAAAAGGGCTTCACGCTTAAGCCACTTGCTCAGGGCCAGGCCCCGGAAGGCTGCCCTGACGGCACCTGTCCCACGACCGATGAGGATTCGGAGACCGAAGCTCCCGATCCGATCGACGGCTGATAGATTGCCGCCAGAACAGGCGGAGGGGGGCTTCGGCCCCTTTTTTATTGGTTAAGCATTGTTAAGATGCTGCCCCTTTATTGCTGCTGTATCGGTAAAATGAGAGCACCCGAAAGGGCAGTTTACTTCATTTTGCATGACAAGTTCTTTAGCTCCCAAACCAAAAGCCGGTGCGCTATCTATCTCAGATAACGCCTTAAATGGCTTGCAATCAGCTACCACTGAAGCCACTGCAGTTTATTCTGATGCTACATCAGGAAGTGTTGTGGCTGCTCTCAAGTCTGCTATTGCAATTCAATCGCTGCGAACATATTTCGATGATCCGGGAATCAGATCAGCAATTGTTGCCCTGCAAGATTCGCCCCTCGGATTCAGAACCGACCGGGATCCAAAGATCAAGAAAAAAGATAGAGACGGAAGCTACAGGCCGAATACTCCCTATGAGTATGAGATCGTAAAAGAAGCTGCTATTGAAGCATTGCTGCGCGGATTACAGTTGGTCGGCAATCAATTTAATATCATCGCAGGCAGATTCTATTGCACTAAAGAGGGATTTGAAGCACTAATCAAAGTAGCTCCAATCACTGATTTTCAGTTGAATATCGGAGTTCCAAAGTCTTCGACTGGCGGTGTCACTGTAGAGTGTTCCGCTACATGGATACAAGAAAAAACCGTGTCATTTGCGGCAACTATTCCGGTCAAATCTGATCAGTACAGCACTGCTGATCAGTTGATTGGCAAGGCAACACGAAAGTTTTTGTCGCGTTGCTATCAACAAATGTCAGGAAAAACAATGCCGGATGGCGACTCTTCAGAGCCCGCCGCACAGCCGCTAGGCGGCACGGCGCCGTCAATACTTGAGGCAGCACCCACGGCGGCCCCAGCGACGCTGCAACCATCCTCTAGTGCCGCTCCCGATTCTGACGCCACCCTGACGGAGGAGCAGCGCAGTCGATTAGATGCGGCCATGTCAAAGTGTCTGTCGGCTGTTGGTGCCAGGGCTTTTGAGATGGATGTTTGCGCCTGTTTTCAGATTGACGGCCTAGAATCGCTCCCGGCCGTCAACTTCCGAGATGTGATCGGCGGATTAGGCAATGAAACATCAGTTAAGAGATGGAACATGGGTTGCGCTTCTGGCGGCGATGGCCCTCAAATCCTCACAGATGAAGAGATCAGCGAGTTACAGGTCGATTCTGGGGCTGATGATGACGTTCAGCAGGAGCTGGTATGATTGAAGTCGTTATTCCCTTGAAAGAATTAGACGTACCTTCTGAAGTGCTGGAATTTATCATGGTGCAAGCTGCGCTAAAGATGGATCCAGAAGTACCTAATTCTAACATCAAAAACCTTGCCGCTTGGCATGAAGCAATTCGCCTAGGAGCTTGCTATGGCTATCAATGCGCACTTACTGACATCAATTGCGGCAGTTTCAAGCCTGACGACCCCAATGCCTAGAATACTGGCGTTAGCACTGTTGTCAGCATCTGCGCTTGGATTTGGATTTGTGGCCGGATATTTCTTCCGGCCTTCCCTTGATGATCGCAGACATAGACTACAGCTAACTAAACTTCATGGCCTAATACGTCAAAAAGATAGGCGCATCATTTACCTGCAAACCTTGCTATCTAGAAATGCCAAAAGACAAAATCAACGATGCGATTGAACAGGCGATTGATGAGCTTGTTCAACTGCAAAAAAAAGAAACAACATCATTAGAAGATGTTGTATGCAAGCTCGAAACACTTGCAACCAAATTCAGGAGCATGGCTGATGAATGAAGCTGAATGGCAGCAAAAATGGGGCATTGAACTAACAAGCTCTCCTCAAGTTTTTTGCAAGCTTCCGCGTGAGGCTTATGATGATCTTCCGGGTATTAATGCAAGTTTATGCAAGGAAGTCATCGGCTCAACAGAAGCACATGCCTGGAAAAAGTGCATTGATCCCAATAGGCCAGAACAGGAGGAAAGAGACGCTTTCATCCAGGGCAATATCGCTCATGCGCTTGTGCTCGAATGGGATGAGGTTTCCTCACGTTATGTATTGGCTCCTGATCTACCAAAAAGGCCAACAGAAAAGCAGCTCATAGAACCTGATCGACTGACTAAAGGCGGCAAGCCTGCTAAAGCTTATGAAACATGGAAAGAATATAAAGCAATCGAAGATCAGTGGATTGAGTGGGAGAAAACCAATCTGCCGCCCACGGCTGAGATTGTATCAGAAGCCAACTACTCAAAGGGATTTGCTTATGCCAATGCCTTATGGCAACATCCGATCTTAAAGTACAGATACGAAAAGACCGAAAAATATAGAATGCTTAATGAGATCACCTTTACCTATATTGATACACAAACAAAGCGGCGAATCAAGGCAAGAATAGATTCATTGCGTATTTTTGATGATCACCTTTGGATTGGTGATATAAAAACAGCGCAAGACGCAGGGGAAGGTGAGTCACATTTTGGTTTAGCGATTGCCAAGTACGGTTACATCGTGCAATCAGCATTCTACCATGATGCACTGTATCACTGCCGTACTGCGCTAGAAAAAATTATGGGATTTGCTGAGGGTTCGCTAATTATATTGCCAATCATATTTGAATGGGTTGCTATCGAAAAGGATCCTATTGGACCAGAGTTTATCGGTCGTTATTACATGACTGATGAGCAATTAAGTGATGGCAGGTCGCTGTATCGACTTGCAGTCAACAAAGTTCATTTGTCTTTACAGATTGACTACTGGCCTGGTTATTCTGTATCACCATCGGCAGCAGTCTTGCCGGGTTGGTACAAGCGCACGATCAATCAACAGAAAGCACGCCTCAAGGGGGAGCGATGATTGCTTAGTTTTTGCCACTACAAGCATTGCTCTGTTCTTCATTCATCACCTCCCATGATTACGCTGAATTACTCTGTTGCAGATCTTTTGCAAAAAGCACTTGATCGCATTCAAGACCATAAAAGTGCAGAAGCAATTCCGTATATCGAGATTGCGATCGAATCGCTTGAACAAGAAAAGCCTGCAGTAATAAAATCTTCTATTCCGCAGGAACGATCTAAGTCATTAACCAAGTCAAATGCTGATTCAATTCAAGGTGTTATACCTCTTAGCGTTACGTCTCGTAAAGTGTATGATCATGTTTGTGATTATATAAACCAAATTCCTGTAGGCGGTGAATTTAAGTTTATTGATGTTAAAAATTATCTTAAATATGTTTTGGGCTTTAGCTTTAATCAAAGAATTAGCGACACTGCGTCTGATCATCTTAAAAGATTAACAAGTCAAAAATATCTTGAAAGACCGAACTTTAAGGGTAGAACCTATATTGTGATTAATCACCCTTATGTCGTGATTGATCGCCCTTAGTCATCACCTTCGCCAGGGGGATTGGCCAGGTAGGTCGCAAGTGTCCCAGCAGCGGACAATGCACCTGTCGCGCTAGTCCTCCATGCCTCTACACATTGCTGGTTGCCACAAAAAACACTACCAAATCCACCTACGGCGCTTAGCAATACGCAAGCACATAGGGAAAGTTGAATTTGTGTTTTATTCATTTTGTGTTTACTTGATATTTAAGCAGTACAATATCATTTTCTTGCCTCCTATCATTAGCCTCTAGTCTATCAACTCTTTGCTTTAGTGCACCGATTTCAATTAGCCCTAATCTTTGGTTATCGCTTAGCTCATTTAACTGGCTAGAAATTTTAACCAATCCAGCGCAAATTACACTCAAAAGAAACAGTATTATACCAGCCGTTAGCGGCTGATTCATGAAGCGCCATAGTTGATTCTCTTGTTGTGGCGCGGGTGCCATAGCGCTGGCTGTGTTACCTTAGTTTTCCCGTGGTTGACTCAATGGTGGTGTGCTATATTTGCTTGGGTAATGATGTGATGTGTTTAGTAGATTCCATGGTGGCACCGTCAGGGAATGGCTGCCGCGATTTGGGCGGTCAACGTTGCAAGACTTGCATTTAATAGCGTCAAGTTTATATTGGTGCCGATTGAATAAAAGTTAATCGTTGCATTGCAGAATCTTGCAGGAGCTGTAACGGTTCTAGCAAAAACTGCAATGTTACTTGCTGTTGGTGCTGATGATGGTGTTGATGTTGTAGCGCTGGTAACGCCATAAATAATACCGTTTGCGTTGTTGGCGCCGCTGCGGCTGATGCCAAGAAAACCGGTCCCAAACGCGGCAGAGGGGGCGCTAGTTATTGCGGGAAAAGGGCTGTTAGCCATCATGGCTATATTTTCGTTTCCGCCGTCAAGGGCTCCGATTTTGTAAATAAGACTTGCGCCTTCCACTGTGCTTGAAATGTCCCCTATAAAAACTTGCGTTGTGTTTCCAGTTGCCGGAGAAGTGACATAACAAGATACATGTTTGCTATTTTGTGGGTCCGCATTACCTGCTCTCTGTGTATCAAGAAAATTGTTTGTTCCGTTACCTCGCAGGCCCAGCTTCCGGTCGTAGACCCATCCTCCCGCTGTTCCCCCTCGTGTCGGAGTTGGACCAACAAGCGGCACCATCGCGCCGCTGATTGTGCGTGCGCCCATCATGATCGGAGCGGCCTTAATGATGCTATTAGCCTGGCTGAGCACTCCGCCACTGGTGCCCAAGGATCCATTGTCGATGCAACTGGTGATGAAGTTTGAATAAGCATCTCTTACTGCAGTCTCCAGCCCTAGATTATTTCCGGCCGCAACGTCGGCGGCAATAACCCGATCAATGTAATCCTGTACCGGGCCGCTATAAAGCACAAAGCTTGCCGGATTTCTTGCGAGGAAAATAACACTCATTGCGGCGGTTCTAGCGTATAAAGGTCGGCCAGCCTGTGTTGAACCATCAGGCCCTGAAGCTCAGTTATGTCTTCAGCGGAAAGAGCAATATGGCTAAATAGCAACCAGATGGCGGCTTGAAATGATTCTACGTTCTCCCTGCCACTTTTGTTCTCGTTTAACGCAGCTAAGAAGGTCAAAGCTGCATAAGACAAGTCTCCTGATTTGTTTGGCGTGTTTGTAACATTTCTATATGCTTGACTTATAATAAGATCATCATAGAACCCCTGATAATTCGTCGGGAGTTGCTCAATCTGCCAGCCGTGGATCAGCTGGCCATTCTCGAAGTCCAGCGTTTCGGTGGCCACAGCAGTCTCCCCCACGGCAAGCGGGGGAACGGGCTGTTGGATCACTTCCAGCTCGTACCACGGAGGTTGCACAAGGCCTTCGATTGGCTCTCCCTCCAGTCGGGGCCAGGGCTTGACCTGGCGGGTTTCAATGTTGGCGATAATAAATTGGCCCATCTCAAGAAGTCCTCCTGAAGGTAAAATGCAACTGCAGATAAGTTCCGCCGCCACTTGCTTGATCTATGTAGATCCGCAAGACGTTTGCCAATGTTCCGGATGTTATTGATAGAACAGGGCTGTTTCCAGTCGATGTTCCACCAACATTGATCTGCGGCTTTGTGCTAAATATGGTCACATTATCAAGAGTTACATTAACAATGATTGGGTTTGTGGTTGCAGCCGCCTCACACGTTAAGGCAGCGCTGATGATATTGTAAGAAAATGGAAGTGTAAAAGGTAGAATAAGTGCGCTAGAGTTTCCTGTTGGCGCTATACCGTAAGTCAAAGGAATGATAAGAGTTGTCGCGTCTCGCTGATGCTGGTGATCAATCGGCGCAGCGAATTCAGACGAGCCAACCGCCGCCGTTGCTGCTAGGCCTAGTGGTGCACTGGTGCCAAGCGCCAGGTTGGAATTCCCGGTCCCCGCGCCGATCGCATTCCGAGCATCGGCTTGGCTTGCTGCTGTTGCCACCGCCCGCCCAATGGTGGTGGTGGTAGCAGTCCACCATGCCGCAATGGCCTGGCCAACGCGCTGAGCGGTCCAAGCCCGGCGAGTGGTGGCCGATCGAGCCTCAGCCTCGGCCTGGCCCACCGTCTCTGCGGACCACTCCCTAGAGGCCGACAGGCGTGCATCCGTGCTGGAAACGCCTCCAACATCAGCCGCAGATAAAACAATGATTCCAGTCTGCCCATTTACACTTTGAACAGGTACAATAGGTACGGGAATTTGAACCCAATTTCCCAAGATCGAAGCATTATCACCACTTAAAATCCACTGACCAACATTGCCGGTATCAGTGCGTAGACACCAGTCGCCACGCTGACCGGTTAGCGCCAGCATTGCGGCCTGACTATTAACGGCTCCCAGGTAATCGCTAATTGCAATCGCAGGGATCTGAGCAGTGGGAATGACTCCGCCAACTAGATCGGCTTTGATGCTTAAATCAGGCTTGTTCGTTAGATCGTTATATGATCCTGTGGAGGCAACTGCAGCAGCGCCAATATCAGCAGGCGTGATCAGTGTATTGCGCCATAAGCCGTCTGAATGACGCGCTAGCACTGGCCTAGGAGCGCCTACGGCAGGCGGATTGCCGGCAATCAATACATCATGAAGTTCGTACAACTCCGGGCCATTAGCAACCTTTATAGCAAGAATGCCGCTTGTTCCCGGTCCTTTTTTAATGCACCATCCAAGAATAACGCCATGCGCAGGCTGTGTTGGTCTTGTGCTAGTTGTTTGTCCTGCAACTTCAGACAAAAATACAAGCTCACCCTCTACAAGGTGATCAGTGTTAACTCCACTGAGCGTGCCTGACGTTTGCACGATACCATCTGAATTATGGGGAATTGCAGCCTGAGCAATTCCATAGGTGTTGGCCGCTGTTAACTCGTCTGACGCATCGGCTAGCGCGACTAGCAGCGTAGTTCCAGATGAGCCAGGCGATGGAATTCTAACAACAGCGCCTTTTGGTATTTCAACCCCGGTTGTATTTCTAACGCGCTCAATAGTTTTTGTTGCTGTATCTACTGTTATAGAATCAAGCTTGATCTTGTCAGCGCTGGATTGCAATCCAGCCGCCAAAGTTGTTGCCAGCGGCAAGGTTACATCATCACCCGTGCTACTCGAAAGTAGCCGCGTAGACGGATCGTAAGACAGATTAGTGCCTGCGCTTCCAGATGCAACTAGCACACCATTTACAATAGATAATCCAGCGCCAATAGATACTCTAGCAAGTTGACCGTTGGTGCCAGATGTTACAATACCAACCGCACCAGAGGCAAAGCCAGATAGCGTTAGCCCAGCAAATGTAGGCGATGCTGCGATGCCAAGCGCTTGAGGAAGGCCTACTTGTTCTAGTTCGACTAATTTATACAGATAAGGCGTATTGCCATCCTTTACAACCGCATATTCTGCCATCCCAACTCCCGACGGCAGTCCCACCCCAGGCGGGCCTGGGATCGCAACATTCACCACCGCCGGGCAACTCATGCGTCCCTCCTGCTGGTGCGTAGGGCCACGACGACCGGGCCTGTTGCAATGGTGTGGTCATCGGCGGCGGTGGATCCGGGTGGCCAACCGCCGCAATCAAAACGATAAGTCCTGCTAGTTTTAAGCGCATTAACTAAAGCTTCAGGAAAGATTAAGTCTAGCACACCACTTGATGGGGTTGCTCTTATTGTGACCGGCCACACATTACGCCCTCTTGTATCACTTACGGTTGCATTTATATCCCAATCAATAAAAGGCCATGGCTGAGTCTCGGCAGTATCTTGCCAAAAACGAAGCGGCAACAAGGCATCTATGCCCTGCTCCATCTGCCAAGTTGTTGTAACCCAAGCCATGGCGTTACACTTGTTGATCTAGTTTTCCCGTATTATTCTTGCCATGCTTCATCTTGTGGTGTTTCTGGATTATCAGCGGCAAACTTACCTTCATCGCTTCGAGCGCGTTGGCGTTTGGGCTTTAGATTGATCACGGGCTTGGATTCTGCTTCTTTCTCCTCTTCAATAGGTGCATCTTGCTCATTTTGTTGGTGCAAAAACCTAACAAAATTTTCGTTAGCTTCTTGGCTAGCATGAGGATTGAACGCAAATGATTGAGTCATGATTGGCGGTGAGAAATACTAAAAAAGGGAGGATTTCTCCTCCCATTGTAGCGGTTGACGGTTCAATATCAAACGGGTTGATAGTGAATCATGGCTCCAGTGGTGTTAGCGGGAACAGCAAGGCCATTGCCTCCCTCACCCGTGCCAGTGCCGGCCACAAGGCGGATGGCCACAACACGAGGATCAACGGTTAGCGCAGGAGACGCTGCGGCTTTCACAGCAGCCTCCAGAGAAACCTTGTTGAAGCTTGCTTCAGATGGATTTGTTCCGGCAAATGAAATGCTTCCGATGCGCACATACCCAGAAGGGTTGGCATCAGCGAGCACTCCACCGATCGGAACATGCGCCACCTCGATGAAGTATCCGCCAGATGCGTTAGACAACGCACCGACAGCCACGATGAGCGCGTTAGGCTGGCCATTGAGCTTGTCTTGCAGCAAGCGCGCGGCGCCAGTGCGAGTTTCGGCTGCAACACCTTCGCCATCACGAACAGCCCCAAACAGAATGTTTTCACGGCTGCGAAGGTAAGGCCTTTGAAGAAAGATGCCGGTAGGGCGGGACATAGTTACCTCGGATAGGGTGGTTTAACGATCACAATCAGGCGGTAATATCCGCCAATGTGATACCAGACAAGGAAGCAATCGAGTTGGGATCCTCAACAACAGCGCCACAGTGCCACGTAAAGCGAGTAGCGCGAGTTGCGGTATTAAACGACTCTGGAAGGTCGTAAATCACCAGCCCACTAGTAATCTCGCCGCTTTCGCTGTAGACAGGCCCCTGAATGCCGCTAGTGAAACCTTCGCCCATCCGAACACAATAAATTGTGGTCGTACTGTTAGATTCAGTGAAGGGCTGAATCGGCAGGTTGTCATCCCGCACATCAGTCTCAATCAATGGCACGCCGTCATACATTTGAGCAGATCGGCCAAGCTGATCAATACCCTGAATGTACAAACCGCTTACGCCAATGTTGCGAACTGCGGCGCCGAATTTGGTCTTCAATTTTTTGGGAAGGATGAGTACCTTCTCATCATTGGGACCGTCTACTTCGGCGATCAATTCATCCAACTTGCTGAGCTTAAGACCAGCGCCACCGCTAGCATTGACGAGCTGTTGAGAACTCGGAATTTGCTTCCGAATCCCATCCATTTCGCGACCACCACTTAAGGCATCATTGCCGTTCAAGAAGTCGCTTTCAATGGCCAGTCGCAACGACTGAACAGCAGCCACAACCTGTCGATTATGCGTGCTTTGGCCCATCAGTGCCAGCTTCGAGGAGTCAGTGCGAATATCATGGCTGTAAATGTGCACATTTTGCGCACCTTTCACAGTGTTGCCCTGTCCACGCTCGCTTGCTTCATCAAAGAGGCGAGCCTTAACCTTGGGCAGCTCATCTTGCAGCGCAAAGTTATACGTCATCCCAGGAATATCTACCCATGGGATGAGACCAGACAATGGACCATTGCGCAGGATTTGCAATGCAGCAAGCTCAAGCGCTGGAGCGCCAAGTTCAGCGCGGGCCTCAAAATGAGACCAAAGAGTAGTGGAAGACATTGGTTACAAGTAGCGAGAGGGTTGCCAGTTGCGAAAATTGCGATCTTCGCTGGCATCGCGCCATTGAATACTGCAATCACAAAAGCTCTCTGATGTCGCATCAAAAAGCGGATAGATTTGGCATCGCGCCTAACCTATCCGCAGTTTTCCCGGTCAATAGTTATTATCGACCGCTGTAGTGCATGTCTAACAAATCACTCGGACGGATTTTCTTCAAATCCTCCACGCTCTTTGTCGTCACAGTGCGCACATTGCGTGCCCCCTGAATTCCGCCGCTACCTTCTCCGGCTTTGGATTTGAAATACTGCGCGACAACAGGAGACTTGTCGGCTACGGAGTCGAGCCACTTGACCGGATCAACGGGCCTGCCATCTTCCGTGATCGGATCTCCATCGCGATCAATGACGACAAGATCATTAATCTTGTCATCCCACCTGAAGTGGTGTTGACCATGCACGCGCCAATAGGCCTCAAATGATGTGAGGCCCAACTCGGAATCAACCTCCTCAAGGCCCTTGTTGAGTCGGAAAATTTCCTGCGCCTTAGATCTGGTCAGCAGGTCAGTGCGCTCTCTCTTGGCAGCTTCGGCGGCTTGCCTTGCAGTGCGAACCTCAAGATCGGCCTTTTCGCGAATCCGTTTTGTTGCCTCTGCAGTTTCACGCTCCTTTTCGGTAAGTGCTCGTTGAAGCTCGTCCGCACGCTGTTGTGTTTGTTTGTATAATTCAGGATTGATTTCTGCAACAGCTTTAAGCTGTTCCTTGAGTTGAGCTAACTCACGTTCGCGTTCCTTTCGCGTTCGCCGTTCGCGCTTAAGAGCCTTCTGGCCCTCAGTGCCAAGCTCTTGATCGTCTTCATCGGTCTCAACGGGATCAATGGCGTCATTGTCCGAATCGCCACCTCCTCCGTCCGATTGTTCATCCTGATCCGTGTCAACAGAGACAAAAGGCAGATCCTCGGCAAACGGGAGCTTGTTGAGCCAAGATTTTTTCATGGGAAACCGGTGAATCGCTCAGCCGGTATAGGTTGCAGATCTATTTTTCCCGATTGCTATAGCTTGGCTTGCCTTACTGCTTCGGCAATAATGCGGTTTTCGTCCTCTCTTTTTTTTAGCTTGGCTCGATTCGCAAGCGCAATCAAGGCAGACATTTCGGTCGCTTGCTCGGAGCGCATACAATGCTGGTGCTTGTCACGTTTAATAAAATCTCATCAAGATGTGTATTAGCGGAAAAATTCACAACAAACACTTGATTCCTTTTATCGTTTCTAGGTGACACTCTGTAAACCGCCGTCATAAATCCACGAAGATCTTCTGGTAAAAGGCTTTCCGAGAAGACAGGAAGATTGTCATACGGAGGATAGTACGATCCTCCGTATAACTCGCTGTTAAGAATTTTAGTTACACCCACAAGTATTGGCACGTCAGGGAAGGGCCCAAGTTGCCGCACATGCAAAATTCTTTTGTTGCGGTAGTCAAGGCCGGAACTAAAACCATCTGCGTCAAACCCGCGCCGATTTTCACTGCTTTTGATTCCGCTAAATGTAAACGATTCGCTTCCAGTTTCTTTCCATACAACGTATAAAAATTTATAGCGAGAAGGAATCGAGCAATATACAGACAGTTTATAACTCTGAAAATTATTAATGCCATAAGCTGGATTCACGAATCGAGGAGGATTCCAGTCTGAACACCACACATATTCTCCTGTTTGTTCATCCTGCAGTCCACTTAGCTGTTGTGTAATTGTAAAACCTAACCTCCTTGATTCATCGGAATCAATCTTTATTATTGGCGTTCCCGAACCTGGATAGATAAAGTCATCTTCTTTGACTACAGTAAGTTGCGTTGGAGGATTTGCAAAGTTAAACTCATCATATCTTGTGTCTATCGTTCCTTTTTGAGTATCAAACAATCTTTCTTGCTCAGAGTAATCATACGAACGACGATACTCTACTCGCGTTTGACTTTCCTCTCCTTGATCCCTAAAAGTCTTTAAGTATTTTGGTTTATTTTGTTTTATCGCAAATGCATAATCAAAACTGTATTGCTTTGTGCCTGTAATGATGCCGCTACATGGCGCAGCATAGTCGTATGCAAGTGCGCGATCAAAATACTCTTCTATTGCAGCCCATGTAAATTCATTTTTTGCCTTAGGTAGCGCTATCGCTGGAGGCTTGTATTCAGGTACCGCACTTTTCCATGGCTCAACTAATCCATCATCCAGCACGCTAATGCGCTGCTGAATTTGTGCGTTGGTTTTGTTTCTGCTTTCTCTGCTCAAAAGCCTGTTTCTGTTAATGACCCCCAGATAAAGTGCCAAGCACAAGGTAAGCTCTATTATAGGAAAAACCCGCGCCAGATGCTGTGAATGTCAGTGTAATATCAGGCGACTTAAACATATTTATGGCGCTATCATAACTGCCAGCCGCTGGCGTGAACAACTGCCTTGCATATCCATTGGCAGATGCTAATTCAACAGCATCCCATTGTGCTGTTGTTGAGTTAATCGTTAAAGCCGTATCAAAAGCCAAGCATAATCTAGCTGGCTTCCCTTGATAGGATAATTCGTAAACTCTGCCTAACTCGGATTGACTGCATTGAGCAATGGATGCCATGATTGATTGTTTTAGTTAATTTTCCCGCTTAAGGATTGGGGAATGATGTTGGTGGAGTGAAGTTGTCTGTGTACAGCACTTCACTGGTAATCCTTATCGGTCCAATCTTACCATTAAAATCAACATAACTGCCGGAACCATCATCAAAAACGCGCCCAAGTGCCAGTTTGTTAGCTGTTGCACCATTAAACTCTTCAAAGTAGTTTAGCAGAGAAGAATACATTGATCCATTGATGAATGTTTTGAATGTGTAGTTGCTAAAGACAAAAGCAAAGTGAACCTTTGTGTTGGCAGATGCTGTTATTCCAGTTGGATTAGTAAAGCCATATTCGCCTACGGTCCACTCGGCATTTATCATGCTAAGAGAGATAAAATCAATATCATCACTAGACAACGATAAGACACCAACCCAGTCATCCCAGCCATACGGGACCGTAAATGGAGTAACAAACCCTTCAATTGTCCACGCTCCCGATTCTCCGCCCGGCAGTGCCAGCAAAGAACTGTTTGCCACAATATAATCACCATTGCCGTCTAATAGCAGCTCATTGTTATTAATTTGCGCGTTGCCATAGGCAGTTACAGGTATCTCATTTGCGCTTAAATCAGTAAACACAGTGCTTCCATTGCTTCCGGTCATTTGAAGCAAAAATAGCAGCGTTGATGCTGTTTCACCCGCTAACATTACGCCAACTTCAACGCCAGCCGTAATTCGTGCGGCTTCATATCTAAAAACATACATTGCGCCAACAGTAACACCACCCGTAACAGTTGTTGCAGGCAGATCGGGCAGTATCGCCTCATACGTCAACCCAACACTAATTCCGCATGAGACAGGCAAGGTTTCTGTGTAAGGCTTAACAATAGTAGATGGGTTTAGCGTTGCCGCTGGTACTGCAGGTTGATTGACAGGAAGTAGCGCAAACAACGCGCTTAGATTAACGTTAAATGGATTAAAGCCTTGAGGAATCGCTATTGCATTAGCGGGCTTTGGATTGGCATTGGTGGAAATTGTATTCAGTGTTGGCAAAGATGTAACACCGGTCGGCAATGGAAACCAAGCATTGTTTATATTGCCATCAATTGCTCCCCAGAATAAAGCGTCAATAGACACAACAATGCCGGAATCACTTATTGTCCACGTTGTGCCATTAACCCGATAAGCAGCGGTGCAGCCATTCATTCGTATATAAAATAGATCAAATGGCGCAGATGGTGCATCAATCAGTCGGAGCTGAATACCTGGGCCAGCCCTGTTGCCAAGAAGCAGCCTATTTTCTGTTCGAGCATAACTAAGTGCTTTCTGGGCCGCATCTGATAGCACAAGCTGCCATTGTGTCACTCCGTTTACTGTAGTTCTAACTAGCCTGTCATCCGACACATAGGGCGGGGAAAGTTCTATCTGTGTTTGGCTCGTTATGGATCCGGTATCCCACGTAAAGTTTGTATACTGAACTGTGGGCGGCTCTTGTTGATCTGCGCTGCGATTGCGCTCCTGTTGCCCCGGCCTACGCCTCAATCCGTATTCTCTCTCTGTTCTGATATTGGTTTCGCTGCCATATTCAGTCAGTCCGCTTGCTATAACTAGCAACTCTTCAATAGAAGAATCAAACGCGCTTTTTTGTATCGCATCAGATCCAAATGGCGTGCTAGAAAATGGAACGAAATTTCTAGTAATAGTCCTTGTAATACCTGATGTTTTATCACGCTCAAATTCGGTAACTCTTCTTGAGCTTGTAAATGTTCCCAGTGATCGAAGTTCAGACAACGAACCCTCAAATCCACATACTCCGGCAATATCTGCTAGCGGTGATTTTTGCGTATAATACTCTTCCTTGACTACCGTATAGTCTTGATTTGGATCAGTTAAAACAACTCCGCTAGGGCTTTTACTGGGCGGTGCTGCTTCGTACTTGTACGATGTTGTCGCAATAGTTGTTCCAGTTAGTCCAATTGTTGTCTCTGTTCGACTGGTAAGCCTATCCCATGCATCATATTCTGATTCACTCTTGCGCGAAGACACAAATGATCCCTTTTCAATACCGTCTGGCCCCGTGTGTATATATTGCTCAACATTCCATGATTCATCCAACTCCCAATTTCGCTTTCTAACTGTATCACTATCGGGCGGTTGATTTTGCGGTGTTTTGAGTCTTGTTCTTTGATATTTTGCGTATACAAGTTCAGCCGGTAACTCACCCACGGTTTGTGGTGTTATGTCTATGATTTGATTTTCTGTAAGCAATGGCGCAGTTGATATTTCTTGCCTTAAAGATATAAATTCAACTTGTTCATTTTCGTTTAACCTGCATCTGTAACATTCCGCCTCAGCTATTGTTGCAAGTGATTGCACGTATCCTGAGCTTAAATCCCACCAGTCAGTGATTCTATAATTTGTAAATGGAATTGAAGAAGCGGCGGTTAATCCAAGTTTATCTAATATATGTTGGGCGACAAAAGCGGCTGATATTGATTGGGTTCTGCGTAATCTTTCTGCCTCTTCCATTTCTGGCGTGGCATCAATTACATTAGGATAAACAAGCGGTATTTTGCGATTTTCAAGATATGCAAACTTACACCCAACGGCTACGGTAGTGATGTTTCTTATTGGATCGGCAAAGCTATTTAGGACGCGCAATTTACGCGGTAATCTACAAATCCAGTTTTGACCATCGCTTGCCGCAAAATACACTTCATCGCCTGGCGTTGGGCGCACGATACCAGCAAGATTCACTGTGCCCGTGACCTTGATCACTCCTCCTCCTGAGCCCTGCAGATGCGTTTCCGATAGCGTTACTGGCTCAGTGGATAGGGGGCCTAGGCTGCACCATGCCCTTGCCCTGGCATCAATCGGCATCAGACTATCCTAATGATTTTCAAGTTTACATCATAAGTAGTATTTCCAAACCTTGTCTTTACGGATGGCTTTTGATAGCTTGCTGGATACCATGTGTTAGGCGCTGGTGTTACGGGAACCGTTGTAGTTAGCCATGTTTCAAGATTATTTTTGTTCGTTTCACTTACCCATCCCTCAATCTCTTTGACTTCTTGTAAAGCTAGTTTTCCTGTTATCACATGAATACCGGCGGAATTACGAGAAATTGAAGGTAATTCTTCATAGGTATTTGGATAGCTAAGCAGATTGATAACAGCCGTGCCAAGTGTAATTGTTCCAAGGTTGATACCATCTTCATCCGCGTCATCACGCTCCTCCAGCAGCACTTGCAGCGCTTGATTGGCATCAACAAGTCCAAAGGTGACCCTAACAAAAATCCCGGCATATTGGATGGAAGGTGCCTTATCAATCCAGCACGCCTTATTGGTCCAGGAAAAGCCTAATCCTGATCCGGTCACACTAACGGTTGCGCCTACAACGCCTGTTTTTTGTGGATCTTCTTCCGTAATCTTTGCATTTCTCCAGGCCTTGAATAGATCTATCAATGGCAAAGCTTCTTGCCTAAGCATAAAGCCATCTATTGATAGCGTTTCAGCGGTTCGCCCGCGTCTTGTATTGGATTCATTAAATCCAAACGGAAGACTTGTTATCCTATCTGGAATGGTCGCGGTAAGACCAGAATAAGTGATCGTAATCATCAGAAACCTCCAATAGTGCGTAGCAATCTTGCATTACTTGGAACTGGAACGTTTACGGTCCAATCCTTGGTCGCAAGTTTATCAATGCTTTTTTGTAATTTGCCCATTGCCAAAGATTGCCTCGTAATACTATCAACAACTCCGCCAGTTGCGCCAATAGAATGGGTAACCTGATCTAGCCTCGTTGATCTATTCCCAGTGCGGCCATTAGCCCCGCCAGGAATGGCGCCAACACTAGCCAAGTATTCAGATATGTTAGCGGGAATCACGACACCTCTAGAAGGCGGTTTCCATAGCGAATTGGCCGGTTGATTGATCCAGCTAAACTGACCAGATTCAGACAAGAATCCTTCTGTCCCTAATTCGTTAATGATATATTTTTTACTTGGCACAACATCACCACCAGCAAAACGAGCACCGCCTAGTGATAGCAGTTCAGCGTATGTATTATTGCGTCTTGTTTGTTGATTCATCGCAAGCGTATCGCGCTCAATCTTGTTGATTTCCTTAATTGCTTGCAGCTTGGCATACTGAAAATCAACATCTTTAGCACTAAGGTTTAGCGCATCTTCTTGCAGTTTAGCCATATCTTCCATGTTTTTTCTTTCTTGTTCTGTTAGGCTTGGATCCTTGGCTTTTGCAAGCGTTTTTCTTAGTTCAATAGCAGCTTGATAATTTAAGAATCTTGACTGTGCAACTCTTGATTCTTGATCAATCAAAGCCATGCGCTGCTTTAGATTAAGTGAAGCCACTTCAAGATATTCTTGATCACGCAATCCTGCCAGCTCGGCTTCTTTTGCTCTGACCGCGTTTGCCGCTGCTTTATTTTTTAAGTTAGCTATCCTTATTTCTTGTCGCTCAACAGCTTCTCCTATCTGCCTTCGTTCCTTGCCAGATCGCGCTCCCTCCATCCTGCCTTGCAATGAAGATAGCTCAGATTCTGCCGCAGCAATACTTGCATTTAGCGATGCGGATTGTAGATCAAATTCAGACCTGATCAAATCCTGCCTAGCACGTGCCTGCTCTGTGATTGCTTGAACAAATTGCATCTCAAGTTCGTAGTTATTCTTTGACTGATCCCTGCCTTGATTTTCTATGTCAAGGCGCCTTGAGGAAAGGTCAAGTAAGCTAGAGTACGAATCAACTTCGGCGGCGATCTTATCGCTCACCGCTTTAGCAGTAGCAAGCCTATTCTCAGCGATTGCTTTATCTAGATTAGCGATTTGTGATCGCAGATCCAATCCTTCTTGTGTCTTTGGATCGACTAGCGCAAGCTGGCGCTGTTTTGAGCCCTTTTCTTTCTCCAGTGCAACGCGCTCAAGATAGCGAAGTTCGTTTTCATACTGCTGTGTTGTAATATCTTTTTCTGCCAATCGAGCTGTCAATATAGCTGTGTATTCAGCTTTTTGCACCTGAATAAGAGACAGCTCTTTTTCAATCGCAGCCTGCCTGCCTTGCTCTATAAGCGGCAATCGTTTCTCATTTATATCATTTAGCTGTGATCGCAGTGAACTTACGTCCTCCCCTTTTGCTTGGCGATTTGCTATATCACGTAGCTTGATTAGCCTCTCGGCTTCTAGTTGCTGTAACTGCACAATGCGCATATTTTCCGCCGCTTGTGATTTGGTGATCTTTCCGGCAGCAAGTTGTTCATTTGTTGCATTACGTGTCCCTTCGACTA